TTTGATAGTTTCGGGATCGATACCAAACGAGTCCTACATACTCCAATTACCGATATTGAGCAATTGAAGCATGACAGCATGCAGCAGCTGAACAATGTCGAGCGCGGCGAACACGTCATTGTCATTGTTGACAGCGTGGGCAATTTGGCATCCAAGAAAGAAGTTGACGATGCCTTGGATGGCAAGAGTGTAGCCGACATGACTCGCGCCAAGCAGTTGAAGAGTTTGTTCCGCATGGTGACACCACATCTGAACATCAAAGACATCCCCATGATTGTTGTCAACCACACCTACATGGAGCAGGGCATGTTCCCCAAGGCCGTTGTAAGTGGTGGTACTGGTATTTACTACAGTGCCGATGCAATCTTTATCATTGGTCGTCAGCAGGAAAAAGAAGGTCAGGAGCTGATAGGTTACAACTTTATCATCAACGTAGAAAAGAGTCGCCATGTCCGAGAAAAAAGTCGCATTCCTGTTGAAGTCACCTTCGAAGGAGGAATCAGCAAGTGGTCAGGTCTCCTTGATGTTGCCCAAGAAGGGGGTTTTGTTGTCAAGCCTAGCAACGGTTGGTACAGTCACCGTGGGGAAGAAAAGAAATATCGTCTCAAAGATACTTACACCAAAGAATTCTGGCTCCCCATCTTAAGCAACAAGGACTTCCGTGAATACATTGAAACAAATTATCGTATCAGTAACTCAAGCCTTAACCAGGATCTGGCCATGGACGATATCGAAGGCGAATACGAAACCGCTGACTCCTGAGTGGTGTGAATTAATCACCGAGTTTGGTGACAGCAATCTACGAATTCTCGATGGACCTCTGCAGGGAGTAATCTTTCGTATAACTCGGCTTGGCGTTATCCCCACCGAAGATGACGGAGTACGATTTGAGTTCAACTATGATCTCATTCATACCGATGACATCCCGGTGGAGATATTGACTTCAGACGCAAATAAAAATATAATCATCTCTGTCATAAGAGAATATCTGGAGCTTAAATGAATCGTATCGAGAAGACTATTCTCAGAAACCTGGTGCATAATGAACCTTTTATGCGTCAGGTTTTTCCTTTCATCAAAGATGAATACTTTGGCGACAGTTCTGAGAAGGCTGTGTATCGCTGTATTCGTAGTTTTGTGGAAGACTACAACGATTGTCCTACTACCGAGGCACTGGAGATTGCTCTGCAGAAGACCAATCTCAAGGAAGAGAGCTACAAGCAGGCCGTGGAGCTGGTTCGAGAACTGGTGCCCGAAGAGAGTCGTCAGGAGTGGTTGCTGAATGAGACTGAGAAGTGGTGCAAGGATCGTGCCATCTACAATGCCATTTTAAAGAGCATTGAAATCATCGATGGCCGCGATAAAAATACCTCGGCTGATGCTCTGCCCAGCATGCTGCAGGATGCCTTGGGTGTGGCCTTTGATAACAGCGTGGGTCATGATTACATCAATGATGCCGAGAGTCGTTTTGATTTCTATCACAGAGTAGAAAATCGCATGGCCTTTGACCTGGATATGTTCAATAAAATTACCAACGGTGGTTTGCCCAACAAGTCCCTGAATGTGGCTCTGGCAGGCACTGGTGTTGGTAAGAGTTTGTTCATGTGTCATGTAGCAGCAGCATCCTTGAGCATGGGTCGCAATGTACTATACATTACCCTGGAGATGGCCGAGGAAAGAATTGCCGAACGCATTGACGCCAATTTAATGAACCTGCCCATGGATCAGTTGCATGATCTGCCCAAGCAGATGTTTGACAATCGCATCAATCGCATCAAGGACAAGACCGAGGGACGTCTGATCATCAAGGAGTATCCAACTGCAGGTGCTCATGCTGGTCACTTCAAGGCTCTGTTAAATGAACTGGAATTGAAGCAGAAGTTTCATCCCGACATCATCATGATTGACTATCTGAACATCTGTTCCAGTTCCAGACTCAAGGCAAGTTCGGCAGTGAACAGTTATACCCTGGTGAAGAGCATAGCCGAAGAACTGCGCGGACTGGCAGTCGAGTATGATGTGCCGGTGCTGACAGCCACACAGACTACCCGCAGTGGTTATAGCAATACCGATGTTGAATTGACTGATACTTCAGAAAGCTTTGGTCTGCCAGCCACAGCCGATTTAATGTTTGCCCTGATCAGCACCGAAGAGCTGGAAGCTCTGAATCAGCTCATGGTCAAACAGCTGAAGAATCGATATAATGATCCCACATCGAATCGCAAGTTTATCATTGGCATCGATCGAGCCCGAATGAAGCTCTATGATGTCGAGGCTCGCGCACAGCGTGATATCAGCGATAGTGGGCAGGAAGAAAATAAAGATGAATTTAACATTGTAAATCGCAAATTGACACGTGACTTTAGTTCCATTAAAATATAAATATACATGGAAAACAGGAGGTCTCAATGTATTTGGCTCCAAAAATCAATCGTCGGCTGGATTCAATGCGTGAGATTTTGACTGGATCGGTACCCCTGGAAACCGTTTTGGACGAAGTCGAACGCACCCTGAAACCCTTTGGTATCAAAGTTTTCATGGTGCCCGATGAATCTCTGCGACGACCAGACTTCATGTGTTCTGGTAGCTATGATTTCTTTAAAAAGAAGCAGCCCATAGAAATTGTGCTGCACTTCAATGTCAGAAATCGTTGCTATGATTTTAATGCGAGTCGATGGAAGAATTTTAAATTTTTATTGAGCCAGGTTGTGCAGCATGAAATAATTCATAAACATCAATACTCACACAGACAGGCCTTTGAAAATGGTGGCGCCTGTCTATACTATGATATCAAGGGTGGCGAAAAGTCGGACAAAGAGCACATGGACTATCTGGCCGAGCTCGATGAGATTGATGCCTATGCCCATGATATTGCCATGGAAATACGCGAGTATTATCCAAAATCGGACCCCATGGATGTTCTTCGAAACATTAACAAGAGAAGAAAACTCTGGAGCTGGAACTACTATCGCAGTGCCTTCAAAGATAGTAAAGACTGGAGCGACGTCAAAACTCGCTTGCTAAAGAAAACCTACCTGTGGCTCCCACACGTTACTGTTTAAGGAACAATTATGTTCACCATTAGTACATTTGACCTAATCAATATCATTGCCTATCCCATACTGGCCTACATCTGCTGGAAGGGTGGTTGGAATCGAGGCGCCGAAGATACCATAGATTTCTTGCATTCGCGAGGAGTGGTCAACAAAGACGAATTAGAAGAAATGTTCAACGAATAAGGAGAAATCTATGAACGAGCAAGCATGCTGGGACTACATCAATCAGAATATGTGGAATGTCATTCCCGTGACCGAAGACCAATTTCGCAGCAGCGGATTTGCCAGTGTCTTCCAGGTAGGCCCTGACATCAGTGGCAATACCTACCTGGTGGGAATCCGCGAAGAAGGCAATGTCGGCGGTTATTTCTGCCCCCAGCGTACTGTTGGTTGTGTCAGTCCATTGTAAAATTTCAATGAAATCAATGACTTAGAGACCCTGCCCTGTGCAGGGTTTTTTGCTTGACAAACCGAAGCAAAGGTGTCATAATAGAGTTATTGAAGTAAGGAGAGTCCAAAATGCTCAAAACTGTCAGTCGTGAGTTGATGTTGTCGGTCCGAGAAATGCTGGAGCGTGGCTGGAATGCCGTGGAAATCGCGCACAAGCTCAACCTGGATCCCGACGACATACAGATGGTGATCAATCTAATCAACAACATATTGACATGACTGACGCAGCATTTTATGGGTGCATTGTTGCACTCTGTCTAATCTTTACTGGTCATCCTTTTTTGGCTGTGTTAGTTTTTCTTTTGGTGATATAATATGAGCATGAGTGACATTGACATTGAAATTCGCAATCTCCTGGATGAGACCATGTTGTCCTGTGAAGAGATTGCCAACCAGATTGGTTGTCCCGTAGACTGGGTCAACCTAATTGTTCAAGAACGCTGGGACATGCTCCTGGCCAATCAGGAGTTCCAAGATGGCTACGAAGCCTACAAAGAAGCTACCGGCGCCTAGGCGTCGCGATCCCATAGCCAGGGATCTGCTGACTCCAAAATACCGTCAGCGTCGGGAGCCCAACAAGAAGCGTGACGCTAAGTCATTGATTTCCAAGAAGTTTTTTGGGGCTTGACAAACGGTTGAAATGGTGCTATAATTGTGGTTCCATAAATGAAAAAGGACCGAAAATGTCTAAATCCATAGCCGTCAATTTAACTGCCAACCAAATCGACTACCTTCGGGGTCTTATATATGAATACTATAATACCCACCAAGCCGATTATTTAGGTCCAGAAGAATCTCTGCTGCATAGCCAATTAGAAGAAATTCTAGCCGATGCAGAAAATGAAGTTTTTCTGCAAATGCTGCCCAAATAATTTAACCGGAGATTTTATTATGCTTACTCAAGAAACTGAATTCAAGGCCGCTGGTCAGTTTGCCCGAGGCGCTGCCATCAATGCCATCTATCGGGATCGAGAAAATCGCATGACCTACTCACCCCGTGAGCGGGCTCGTGCTGAGACTGCCCGAGACCTGGCCGGTATTGCCTTTCCTACTTCGGAATGCTTCATCAATTACCGCAAGACCTTTATTGCCGTGAAGATCAGTAAACCCAGCAAAGCGCGCATGGCTGACCGCATGGCTCAGATGTTCGAGGATGCCATGGAAGACTACAAAGCCACCAAGGTGGTAACTGAGACCAGTATTGTGTATCGTATTCCCAAGGCCTAACATGCAAGCAACCAACAACATGAAGCAGGTGCACATCACCATTGAAGAACATCAGGGCTGGCTCTATGCCTGGCGCAAGAAAGATGGCAGCTTCATGGGTCAGGGTGCTGACATCGAAGAGCTCTTTGAACGGCTAAGAGAAGACGTGCCTGAAAATCAGGCAGTTATGTTCAAGATTTCAGTCGACGAAGGGGGCGATCTGCTGGCTGACCGGGTTAAAAATATAATAACCGAGCGATACGCCAGCGACGACGGGGCGAAAGAAGGCTGAAAAAGGCTTGACAAAACGGTGAAACGGTGCTATAATAGTGGTACGTTAAATGAGAAAGGAACCAAAAATGTCTAAGCTCAATCACTTTAGTATCGAGATCTACAAAGCCGACAAGCGCATCAAGAAAGATGCTCGCTATGGCCGCGATAAAAAAGGCCTGCGCTTCGTGGATGTCACAGACTATGCACCTTCAACCAAAGCCTATATTAACACCATTGCCAAGCGCCTGGTCAAAGATGGGTTCGTGGTTCAGGTCTTTGAGACCTGGGTCATCAAGAAGAACATGATGTCGGGTCAAGAGTATGCCGAGCGCTATGACACCCCCAACTTCTGCTCGCCCAGCTCCGAGACTTACTGGAGCATGTAATTAATGTCCGGCCTTTTTGGTCGGGTATTGGTTGACAAAATGGTCACAGTGTGCTATAATCGGTTTACATTAATTAAGAAGGAGTTCGTTATGCGTAATTTGACAGCTTATGTGAAACAAAAAAATGAATGGACAGCAATCTTCAATGGCTATCCCATGGATGTGAAGACACCCGAAGGCCGGAAACGCATTGCTCAGAGCATTGACTCAGAGCTGAGTCCCGAGAACCTGACCTGTGACGGCGAACTTCCCCGCAGTGCAGTTCAGACTCGCTATCGTCAGCTCACAGCAGCAGCTCGTGAATTGATTGCGCTGGATCCCAGCACAGCACAGTACATGTATGAATTTTCGGAGGCTTGATATGGCTAAGTCCGCAGCAGTAAAGATCGAAGAATTCCTGAACGAGTGTCATGGCACCCGAGCTCTGCTCAAGGAGTTTGTAGACGTGTCGCATGCCAAATTTGGCAGTCATGGTTATAGCTCGGGCTATCTGGAGAGTCTGATAGTAGATGCCATCATGGAGTTGCCCAAGGCACGCCGTGAAGCATATCGTGCACAGCTGCACAACAAGGCCTACCAGCTGGCGGTGGTGACAGCATAATGGGCAATCTGATACTTGGATTCCTATTGGGTGTGGCAGCAACCACCATTGGGTTTTCTGGTGTGGCTCGCTATGCCGATGGTATGACTCATCGAGTTCAACAAATAATGATTGAAGGCGTCAAGGAGAAATAATCATGGGCAAGGTCAAACAAATGGATACGGATATTCAACAAAGCATGAAAACAATTCTTGATCATCTTGATGTAGTGTCAAGTGATCAGCTGTCGGCTCTCATGGACCAGATCGGTTTTGAGCTGATGGATAGAGATTCAGAAAATCTGTTCAAGCTACAACAAGCTGAAGCTGACTATCTGAATGGTGACTTAATTCTCCAAAACGGTGAATTGAGTGCTTGACAAAAAGGCCGAAAGGCTTTATAATAGAAGTTGTAGTAAATTGTTAGTCACACATCACACACAAGGAGTAAATTATGACTAAGTATGTAACCGGTGGCGTCAGCCAAAATAGCAAGGGCACTTGGAAGGTTCGTTTCTCGACTCTGGATGTTGAGAGCACTCTGGTGCGTCAGGTCAAGGCAGGTAATGAGAACAACTTCTATGTTGAACTCCCCAAGCCTATGACGCGTGATGAGCTTCCTGCTTATCTGTTGACACTCAAAGAGTTCAACACCAATGCCGACTTCAAGGCAGTGCTTGAGGCAACTGTCGCCAAGAAGGCGCCTAAGCCCGCAAAAGTACCTAAAGCCAAGGCCGGCAAGCCAGTAGCCAAGGTCAAGATTCCCAGCAAGCCTGCAGCTGTCAAGGTTGATGCTGAGATTGAAAAGATTGCAGCATCGGCCTAAGGCTGCGATGGTTGGTCTGAAGTTAGCCGCGTCAGACCAACCTTTTAATGTAGCGGCGTTATGGAGATAGTGATAATGACTCAAAGTCAACGTATCCTGAAAGTCCTGAAGTCCGGCCAGGGTTATACCGCCGGTCAACTCGCTGGCATGGTTGGTACAACCAAGCCCAGCATCCGCGCACGCGTAAGCGAACTGCGCGCTGATGGCTTCGCCGTGTATGCCAATACACGTTCTCGCGATGGCAAGACCTTCTATCGTCTGGGTACCCCTACCCGCGAAATGGTCGCAATGGCATACTCAGTCATGGGTGGCCAGGCCTTTGGTCAGTAAGGCAATAAACCGGTTGGATAGATCCTAATAAATAGTTGAAATTCAACGCCGGACCCGTAACCGGCACTAATTCAAAAGGAGTAGAGTGTGCGTAATTATTGGAGTTGCAGTAAATTTGCCGATTGGTTACGCGGCACGCCTAAGCCTAAGGCCGAAACATCTCGTGGATGGAGGTTGTGGAATGAAGTCGCTGAAAAGAGTCATCCTGTCCGTTACTGGATCGCTGAAGAACTTCTGGACAGAGTTCAGTCATTTCTTCGACTACCTATCGACTCTATCTATGGGATCAAGTATTACATTAATAATCGCTGGGTTACTCGAACTCACTGCCTTACTGCTCATCCTAGAGATATTAAACCAGGCCATTGGTGCGATGTTGGGTACCGATTCCTTCCTTGCCTTTTTAACGAGCTTGTAGATTTTGTTGAAGTAGAATTGGCCTGGTGGCACATTGTCTGGGATGACAAGCAGGCAGCTGCGTTCAAAGCACCATTCTATGCCCGAGGCTGGTGGCGCTGGAGAGTGTGGAGAAGTCAGGCAGCTGGCCTGGCCAATCTGGAATGGCAACGCAATCTACGTCACGACGATGAATGGATTGGTGCCGATGATCCACTCTATGGCAAGCTCACACCTCAGGCAGAAAAGGCCAACGAGATTCTGGCTCTGTATATGTGGTGGACAGTTGAACGCCCACAGCGTCCTGACCCACATGATGCCAGCGGCTGGACTGAGTGGTGCGACCGACGTCGCCAAGATGGTCACTTCTGGGATCTGGAAGATCGCAACGAAGAAGAACGCGAACAATCCAGACGCATACTGGATGAATTGCATCGTCTGGAGCAGCAGTATGAGCAGGAAGACACTGACATGATGATTAGATTGATTAAGATTAGACAAGGACTTTGGACATGAAAATAGCAGTTTGTTCGGATATTCATCTGGAATTCGGCGACATCGATTTAAAGAATGAGGACGGGGCTGACGTCCTGATCCTGGGCGGTGACATTCTGGTGGCGGCTGACATAGGTAGGCCTGATCCCCATGGCATCATGGAAGGCGCGCGCAGTAACCGTATACGCGACTTCATGAGTCGTTGCAGCTTCCAGTTTCCCCATGTGATCTACATCATGGGCAACCACGAACACTACAATGGCGACTATGCTGTTACTGGTCATCGACTGCGGGAATTCTGCGCAGCCTGGGATAATGTGCATTTCCTGGACAAGGACAGCATCAAGATTGACGATGTTACCTTCATCGGCGGCACGCTCTGGACCGACATGAATCGGGAAGACCCGCTGACTCTACATGGCATACGTTCAATGATGAATGATTTCCGTTGCGTGGATAACAGCAATCGCGAAGTATCATTCAAGACATTTGACGCTGCCGGTAACTTCACAGGATTCAGTACACGTACGCCGAGTTTTTGTCCGGAAGATGCCGTGGAGGATCATCGTCAGATGTTGGACCGCATCAAGACTACCATTGAACTTCGCACCAGTGACGATGAAAAGTTTGTTGTGGTTGGCCATCACGCACCCAGCAAGCGCAGCACTCATCCTCGCTACAAAGACGAACAGTTGATGAATGGGGGTTATAGTTCGGATCTGGAAGAGTTTATTCTGGACCGGCCGCAGATTAAATTATGGACACATGGACATACTCATGAAGACTTTGACTACCTGGTGGGCGAGACTCGTATCGTCTGTAACCCACGCGGCTACATCAATTATGAGCACCGAGCCGACCAATTTAAGCTCAAAACTGTGGAAGTTTAGACGATTCAGAATCTGGTTGTGGGTAGCACTGCTATTCACGATCCCTCTGGGTCTGCTGGCCGTCCTGATCAATGTTGCTGCACTGATAGTAACTGATACAGGGTTTATTCGTAATGTTGAGGAAATAGAAAATGGAAATCGAAACTGAATCTGAAACCCCCAAGCTGGCCCATCCCATGTACATTGTGGAAGCGGTCAGCACATTTCGCATGCGCTATGTTGTGAGCTGTCTGAGTGCTGAGCACGCCATGGATACCGTAACCATGAATGAAGCGCCAGAAATGAGTCAGCTGCATCTGGGCGAGCAAATCATTAGCGCTCGTAAAATCGATCACGATGAGTTTATCCGAATCCATGACGAGGACAACGACTATCTGCAGAGCTGGGATACAGCCACCAAATACAAGAATTTTGTGCACGAAGTGGACTACAGCAAAGAATGATAAATACTCCGGTCCAACCCACCGGAGTTTTTCATGGCAGCAAAAGCCGCAGTTTTAAATATCTTAAAAAAGAAATACGGAGACATCAAAGAAGTTTCTGGTTTTCGCTACCGGGTGCTGGTTGACGCGGCCAAGTTTAAAGCCAGGGCCGCTACCGCTGCAGCCATAGCCACCGACATAGGTGGCAAGGTCAGTGGTGATGGCAAGAGTGTGGTAGCCGACGGTATTACCTATGAAGTCAAGCCGGCCAGCATGCAGGGAGTCACCAGCTCGGGTGTGGGCAACGAACACAATCTGGTGCAGGCCATTAATTACATCATCAAACAAAATGGCCGGGGTAATCCCATCAATATTACCTTCAAGGCTGGCACCAAGAAATACACCATCAAGAATGCCACTGGCGCAGTAAGCGCAGGCGCAGATACTGCGGGTCGTAAAAAGAGCGACGTCAACATCACTACCCAGACCGGTAATCGCCCCCTGTCATTGAAGCAGGACAATGCCGAATACTGGGAAAGCGCAGACACGCTCTGGGGTAAAAATGCCCTGCCCTATCTGCAGAAACTGCTGGCCGATAAAAAAGTTAGTCTGGTCAAACAAGGTGGAGTCGACGTATTTGTCAGCCCCAATTTCGCCATTGAAGCCACGGATGCTGAAAAAAGAGATGTGGTGTTTGGATCCGATATTTTGGTCTACAAGGGCGCGGTAATTACCCGAACCTTTGTTGGCGAAGATTTTAACTGGGATGGCATGAGCAATACACTGACCATCAGCTGCAGTTCGGTTATTACGCAGTTATCGGACATTCCCAGCACCAAGGAAGTATGGTTCCTGATACGCAATGCATCGGGTCGCAAGAGCATACCTGGCTATTCTGGACTGCGCGTCATGGCCGCCTACAGCAGTCGTATCAATGCCAATGTATTAAAGATAACGGTTTCACAGCGTTCAAACTACGAATGATATAAATATACGGTATTTTTATCATATTCTAATGGGACATCATGAGATCACTAACCAGCTTTCTGGTGGAAGAATCCACCGAAGAAAAATTAAAACATCTAGAGCATCCTGAAGATCATCCGATCAAGTCGGGCGAAGCTGGTTTCCACCACGCCTTCAATACCCTGAAAACCACGGCAGAAACGCTGCAGGGACACGACACCGGTACCCGACTCATGACCAAATACGACGGCGCGCCCAGCGTCGTCTTCGGACACCATCCCGAAACTGGCAAATTCTTTGTGGCTAGCAAGAGTGCCTTTAACAAAGATCCCAAGATCAATTACAGCGAAGCTGACATCATGAAAAATCATGGTCACGCTCCGGGGCTGGTCAATAAACTCAAGGCTGCACTCAAACATCTGCCCAAGGTGGCCCCTAAAAACGGAGTGTTTCAGGGCGACTTTTTGTATAATAAAAGCGATGGTGATGTGCAGCAGGATGACAAGGGCAACTATAATTTCAAGCCGCAGTTAATCAACTATCAGGCCAAGAAGGGCAGCGAACAAGCAGCCAAGATTGCCCGTGCCAAAATGGGCTTCTATGTTCATACCGGCTACAAGGGCACCAATCTGGAAAACATGAAGGCCGACTATACTCCAGACACCAGCGGATTCAAACAGCATGCCGACGTGCACATGCATCACTGGCACGAAGGATTTGATGCCAAGCGAGCCAAGTATACCGATGCCGAGCACGCACAGTTCAAGAATGAAATGAACAAGGCTGGCAAGATTTTAACCGGCTCGGACAAACATGCCCTATTTGGCGCCATGCACGGTCTGGATCAGGATCATATTACCACCTACATCAACAAGAGCGTGGTGCACGGCGAGCAACCAACGGTAGAAGGCCTGGCCAAGCACGTTGCCCAGCGCCATCAGAAGGCCATAGACAGTGTAAAGACTGACAAGGCCAAGGCACAAAAGACTGCTGCCATGCAAGCCGACCAAGCTCACATCAAGACCAATAAAACACATCTGGCAAATCTGCTGCAGATGAATCAGCATCTGCAGAATGCCAAGAATGCGCTGTTGCCCGCACTGACTCGTGGCGACACAACTGGCTATAAGTACTCAATCAATGGGCAGGACAGCACAGCCGAAGGCACCGTAGCGGTTACCAAAGAGAACCGTCCCACCAAGTACGTGAATCGTGGCACCGGTGGCTTTGCTCAGGTCAATCTAAGCAAGGGTGGATTCAATAAATGAAATCGCTACTAGAACACGTTGAAACCTTGGATGAGGCAGCCAAGAAAAGTAGCCTGCACGTATTTGACATCGACGATACACTATTCCATACCCACGCTAAGATCCATGTCAAGGATCCTACTGGCAAGGTAGTGCAGAAGTTGAGCAATTCAGAATTCAATGATCATAAATTGCCCAAGGGTCATCAATATGACTTCAGTGAGTTTCGTGACGCTAAAAAGTTTCAACGTACCAGCAAACCCATACCCAAGATGCTGCAGAGAATGAAGGCCATACACAGTCATATTGTCAAGGTGCCACACAGTCGTGTTATCATGAATACTGCTCGTGCCGACTTTGACGACAAGGATCGCTTCTTGGATACATTTAGAAAACATGGTGTGGCAGTTGATCACACCGAGAAACCCATACATGCACATCGAGCCGGCAATGAGCCTGGCGATGATTTACCAGCCATTAAAAAGAACGCAGTGTTGCGTCGTTATCTGGACAAGCACCCCTATGGCAGCGTGCACATGTATGATGACAGTCGAACAAACCTGCACCATTTTTTAAAGCTGAAAAAAGAATACCCCAGCACCAATTTCCACGCTTGGCATGCTCAGCCTGATGGCGGCATTCAAAGATACACATCAGAGGAACCCAAATGAAGCCATTTAAAAGTATATTGCACGAAGCTCCACAGCAAAAAACTCGTGTGCTGCTCTTTGGCCGTATGAATCCCATTACCAAGGGACATGAAGAAAATGTCATGGCTGCGCACAAGATTGCTGAAAAGCATGGCGCCGAACTTCATGTCATTGCCAGCCATAGTCACGATGCCAAGAAGAATCCGTTGAGTCCAGAACAAAAGACCACGCACCTAAAACGTGCCTTTGGACATCTAAGCAATACCCATGTTGGTACCAGCAGCAAAGAAAGTCCAACCATACTACATCAGGCCAGCCAGGCTCATGCTGCTGGTGTTAAACATCTGATCATAGCCGGCGGTGGAGATCGGGCTGCCGAGTATCACAAACTGCTGAACACCTACAATGGCCACGAAGGTGGTAAGCACGGTTACTACAAGTTCCATAAAATCAGCATAGAGAACACCGGTGAACGCAAAGAAGGTGTATCAGGTACTGATATGCGCAAACATGCATCGTCAGGCAACTTCAACAAGTTCCGCGAAGGACTTCCGTCAAAGATTGCTAAAAATGAAAAACACAGTCAGGCCATGTACAATGACGTACGCCATGGTATGGG